TCTAAATCTACGTATGTCCCGTAGTAGGCTCCCTGGGTAATAGTAACGGCCCCATCGTCAATCTTCTCTTGAGGAATGACAAGGGTCTGCTTATCGGGGTTTTCGATTTTGGTAACGTCTGATGTTTTGCCGAGGGAATAGCCGAAGAGGGACCAAGCCATTATGTTACCACCTTCGTTGTAGATGAGTTGTCATAATAAAGTCACAAGGGAATGAAACGGGGGCGCCGAAGCAGCCCCCAATCTCCATTAAACGATAACGGTGTTGTCCTTGGCGACGGAAGTGAAATACTGATACGCCAGGGTCACAGAGAATTCTTCGATGGTGTCATTGGAACCCCAGTCCACGTCAATCTGTGACACGTCAACAGGGAAGATACCTTCAAACGTGTACTGCTTCAACACATCACCCGTCTTGCTGTACTGCTTGACTAAGGCTTGTGTGGAATAGCCGAGTGAGTTGCCTGCCCAGAGATCGCGGACGTTGGTAACATGACGGTTCATGCCATTCATCCACTTTTCAAAGGCATTGCGAACGGCGAAATCTTCGTCGTTCAAGATCGAAAGCGTCCATTCAGGGAACGTGCGGTTTCCTGCTAACTTGGTTTCGCGGCCGAAATAGAACACCGGGACGTGACCGATGGTCGATCCTGGCATCGAAGCCGTCTTACACATGAACGTCAACTTCCGTGAGGCACTCCCTGGGTTCACGGCCGTTGGGAATGTCATTTGAACTTCAAACAGGTTTGGACGAGCACCGTCCCCCTGCATCTGTGCTCTAAATTCTCCAACATTGAATGGCATTGTCAGTCTCCTTCGTTATGCTTATTTAGATTAGAACTTTCCGACGATTTCATCGAAACTGACGCCCGTTCGGACTGCCACAAAGTTCAACTGGATGTAGTTGATGCTTCGCGCAGGCTTGATGTAGATGTCACCCACGAAGCGGTTGCTGTCAATCACTTCTGAGGTGTTGTTGGTGCCATCGGCTACGACACGGTAATCGAAGATTCCTCGGCGTCCCTGGACATCACGAAGGAAGGGATTAACCAACGACAGGAATGCGGCTCGTGTAAATTCATCGTTGAATTCAAACAAGCTGAACTTGGAGGCACGGGCAATAGCCTTTTCCAACACAATGAAGAGTCGGCGCACGTTGATTCGGTCGAATGCGCTTGGCTTGCTTAACAAGGTCTTATCCCCATAGAGGACGGTGCCATCGCCTGGGAAGGTCGCCACTGGGTCACCCCGTTCTTGTACAAGGTATCACGTTCTGCCTTAGATGGATTCCACGCCAACTTCACGACATTCTTGATCTGTCCACGATCATACCCTGCTGGTGAGAACCACGGGTCACGGGTCGTGTCAGTGCGAACACAGAGTCCTGCAATATCGCCGTTCAATGGGAGGTAACGATACACGTCGGCGTACTTGTCGTACTGGTACTTCCAGTTACAATCCATGAACGCATAACTTGAACTTGGGAGTGAGTTGCGATAGGTCACGACAGAATCGGCTTCGAGTCCTACGTTATTCACGCACGAGGCGCGTGAAGGACTGACAAAGGCTACGCAATCTTTGCGAACTTCTGCCAGGTTGTTGATGACATAGGTGGAGACAGTCGCATCGGCTTCTCCTGTGATGAGGAGACTGACATCGACCACATCACCGTTGACATACAAATCCCATCCACGCTGCAAATCTCCATCGGTGACGGTCTGATCGCTGCCACCCGTGAGGCTCAAACGCTGGGCCACAGTGACATCGGTGTAGGTCGTACTGGTGACTGGTGTGCCCCAGTTCGTACCGAGAGGATCATGGTCACCCCAGTAGACCCACTTGGATTGACCAAAGAGCACTACGGGGTAGTAAATGCTCGATCCATCATTGGACTTGGCATCGATACCCTTGGAGAGGAATGGATACTTTTCGAGGATGGTGCCTGGGGTCAATGTAATTCCACCATCTTCATCGACGACGATGATATGGAGTTCATCATTGGCTCCGCTCTTTCCTGCGGCATACGCTGAGGTGCCTGGTGCAGAATCGAACTGATCGGCATATTCCCACTTGCGAAGGATCATCGTTGGAGCGGTGATTGCGACAGTCAAGGCACTGGCCAACACAATCGCGGTCGCATTCGCAGAGGCAACTTGAATGTAAGGGTTCGTGCTCAACTTCACATAGTCACCAGGGCGAACGTATGGTGCGCTGTTGCCAGTCGTACCTACTGTGGTCGCTCCGATGCTGGCGGCATTCGCCGTGGCCCCTGCTTGCAGGGTTGCATTGCTGGAAAACACGTTGGCACTTCCACAGACTGACACCTTGATGTTGTTACCAAGGGCGCCTGGGTAGCGAGCGGCAAAGGAACCAAAGTCCCCTTGTCCTGTGTAATAGTTCAGTTCATAGACATCTTCGTTCTTGATGAGCAACGGGGCGGCTGCCGCGGTGTTGGCTACTGCGTTTCGGCTAGCAGCGTTGGCGGCACGAGTGTTGCGAAGTTGGTTGCCATATGCCAAGAAGTTGGCACCTGAGAAGAAGGATAGAAAGGTGTTCGCATCTGGCTTGCCAAAACGATCTGCTAACTTCACTTCCGTATCGACAAGGAAGCGGGTTTCGACCGGTCCCCAAGTAAACTGTCCGACAAGCGCCCCGGCACTGGTCGAAACGGTCGGAACGATGGTGGTGAGATCGACTTCAGTGACATTGACCCCAGCGGATAGTTGAAACGACATAGTTAAACTCCTTACTTTATAATGAGCCAGTGACAGGGGAGGAAAGTCTTGTTCGTTCAGTTATTTATGAATTTGAGGTTTTCTAGAGTCCATTGAGGCTTCTGGCATATTTTGCCATGAAGTTCATCATTTCCTGAGGGTCCATCCCTCGTGACTGCACCCACAATTCCCCATCCTCCACCGTAAAGGCATCTTCGAGCCCCGTATCGATAATCCCAAAGGGCACCAGGTCATCATCCACCATCGCCGTTTGTTCAGTTTCGAGTGCCTTGGCAATGTTCAGACTGGACCCTTGGGCCTCGCGGAAGTATTTTTGGGTGACGAGCCAGCCGAACATGACCAAGCACATGGCTAAATCGTCATGCTTGCCTTCTTCAGCCTTGTAGGTTTGGAGTTGCTGGGTGAACGTGCTCAATTCTGAGATGGTTTCAAAGTCGTGAATGAGGAGTTTGTTCTGTTCTAACAACGTCTTAAGGTTTAGGCACCCAATGCGCTTGACTGATTCGGTCATGCGAAGTCCTAGTCGGACCCCCTTCTTGTACCCACCAGCAACCTTGGCACCCGTTTTCTGCGAAGACTCCAACTTAAAGATGTTCTCATACTCCAGGTCGTAGTGTAGCATGTCCACGATCTGTTGCCCGTTGTCGTTGATTTCAATGAGGACAAAGGCACGATTGTACTTGATGGCGGCATTGTAGATCATATTTGGGAACACCATAGGCGCGATGGAGGCACTGTGGTACTCGGCGACCCCGCGGTACGGTATCTGAGAAATATCAATCACCCAGAAGGCACTGGCATCCTGATCCAACCCACGCGCCGGGTCGACACAAATGACATACGCATGATCCTGTTGTGGATGCTCGTAGACATTCCAGCCACCGTCATTGTGGATCGGGTTCTTCTTGTTCAAGACCATGAGGGCCAGGGTCGCTCCTGAGATGAGGGTATCGCTCGAACCCAAGAATACACAGAGCACTTCCTGTCGGAACTTCTGTTCACCCAGGGTGCGGCGTTGTTCTTCAAACCACGCCAAGTCTCTATCAGGCACCTTGTTCCAGGCATATTCCACAGGCACAAAGTCGTTCTTGCCACTTTTCGCATCGGCCCAGAATTGACAATAATGGTTGAGACCCTTCGGGGTACTCGCCATGAGGATTTTGGTTTCTTTACCAGAGGACAGGGTTGGGAAGGTTGAGGTAAAGAATTCTTCGGCGATGTTGTTGGGAACGTGGGCAAATTCGTCCATGAACACCATCGAGAGTGAGTACCCTCGGATGGCACTGGAACTGGTCGCGGCGGCGAGAATACGTGATCCGTTTTCCAGGGTGATGGAACGCTTGTTCCATTCCACGATGCCTTGCTGCATATAGGACGGAATGTTTTCGTACATCAATTGGATACGATTCAGAATTTCCTGCGCCATCGGGGCTTTGTTTGCCAGGATTGCACAGACCTTGTGGCTTTGGAAGAGAATGTACCAAATGAAGAAGGCAGCCGTCGTGGTCGTTTTACCCATCTGTCGGGGTAGTTTGACAATGACTTTGCGCTCGGTGAAGTAGGTTTCGATAATCTCTTCCTGAAAATCATACATCTCGAAGGTGATGATGCCGCGGTCGACGTGGACGATCTTGCAGTACGTCTTGATAAAGTAGACCGGGTCGATGGCGCAGCGGCTCCATTCGTCCACCTGCTCCTGAGAGAATTGTTCCTTGACACCCACACGCTTGAGGCGCGGGTTCTTCAGATAGAACCGTTCCTTGACAGGTTTTATCTTGAAACTTTCTTTTGGTTTCTTGGGTGCCTTAACTGCGACGGCCATGTGAGTCCTTATACGTTGTCCGTGCTGATCGCCTTGGCTTCGATGATCCGAAGTTTCTTTTCATCACGCTTCAGCTTGATCGCTTCTTGTAATTCCATTGTCGACCCCACAAACACCGCGTTTTCGATGTTGACATTGCCAGTGAGAGGTTCGGGTTCCGTGATGGAGAGTTCTTGTTGATGGACACTCAATAAATCTTGGTTGAGTTCTGCCATTGTCTTGAGCATGTTCGCGGCCACTTCATAGGCGCGGGGCGTCTTGAGTTC